GCTACTTGCTCAGGTCTACAGATCTTAGCTGGTCTAGCTCGCGATAAGTCCACAGCATGCTTGGTCAATGTAATGCCAAGTAATAAACCTCAAGATGCTTATCAAGTAATAGCAGATAAAAGTATTAAGAATATACCTAAGAGGTTACGACCTTACTGGGATAGAAAAAAAACTAAAAGATGCGTTATGACCATACCCTATAACGCTAAACCTTTTAGCAATAGACAGTACATACGAGATGCTTTTAAAGATGTAGATATTGAGGTAGAAAAAGACGAACTAACACAAATAGTTCAAGCGGTCCGGGATGCTATGGAACAAGTAGTTCCCGGTCCGATGAAGGTTATGCGCTGGATAGAAAAAGAAGTATCAAAGGTAATAAAAGGTGGAGCTAACCATTTAATTTGGGTCACTCCTTCTGGTTTCAGAGTTACACAAAAACTAATGAAACAAGATTGGACAAGAGTAAAACTTCAATTATTTGGTACGACTAATTTAAGAGTAGGTACAAACGATACGAAAGAAGTTGATTTACTACATCATAAGAACGCAACTGCACCTAACCTTATCCACTCATTAGACGCTTCATTACTACATTTAAGTGCAACTAAATTTGATGCACCTATAAGTTTGATACATGATTCTGTCTTGTGTAGAGCTACAGATATGACCTACCTTTCCACTCTGGTACGGGAGACATACATGCACCTGTTTGCAGAGCATGACTTTTTAAAAGACTTTGCCCAAGCTATTGGAGCTGAGTCTGAACCACCGATCATCGGAGATCTACAACCCTCCGAAGTGATTGAATCCACTTATTTCTTTTGTTAATGAGAAACATACACGTAACACCCAGCCCTGTAACTCTTAGTGGTTATCAGGCTGTGTTAAAGCCAAGTCAATTTGGCTATTCATTGAAGGCTATTGTCGACGATGACATGGTTAAAAAACTTGAAACAGAGCGAGAGGACTGTCTTAAATGGGCAGAAGCCAAGCTAAAGAATCCAAAAAGAGCTACATTAAAGCCTACTCCTTGGGAAGAAGTATCTGATGGTAAGTACATAGTTAAGTTTTCTTGGTCTGAAGATAAGAAACCACCAGTAGTTGATACTGAAGGTACACCAATTACAAACATAGATACCCCAGTATATGAAGGGTCAAAGGTTAAGATTGGCTTTCATCAAAAGCCTTATATACTTCGTGATGGCGTTACCTACGGTACTTCTCTTAAGTTATCGGGCGTACAAATTATCTCAATCCAGTCCGGAGCTGGTGTCGACACTGGCGACTTGGATGAAGATGGTGTAGCTGAATTGTTTGGTAAGACACAAGGATTCAAGACAGATGACCCTAACGTAACTCCAGCTACAGAGGAAGTTACACCTGACGATGACTTCTAATGTTCAAGTCAGGATTAGAGGAAAAAGTCTCTGATCTTTTATGTGAATTAGGTGTGAACTATGAGTATGAAGGTACAAGTTTTCCTTATACCATTACCCATAAATACACACCTGATTTTGTCTTACCCAATGGCATATGCCTAGAAACCAAAGGGTTCTGGAGACCAGAAGATAGACGCAAAATTAGACAGGTCATAAATGATAATCCAGAAATAGATTTAAGGATGATCTTCCAAGACCCCTATAAAAAAATTAGTAAAAAATCAAAGACAACCTATGCAAAATGGTGTCAGAGATATGGAATTAAATGGTGTGCATTTCACGCCATACCGATTGATTGGCTTACATGACTGAAAGCGAATTTATAAGACACGAACCATGTCCAGACTGTGGCTCATCCGATGCTTTAGCTATCTACACGGATGGTCACACCTTTTGTTTTAGTTGTCAGACTAGAACAGCTGGATCTGGTGACCAACACACTCATCAAATGCAAGAAAATGTCAGTTTTAAAGGATCAGCCCAAAGGCTGCAAAAACGAAACCTCAGCGAAAAAACTTGCCAGTTCTACAAAATCTACAGAGATGAGGCACACTTACGCTTCCCTTATTACGATGGCTCTGGACGCATTAGAGGATTCAAAACAAAAACAAAACTAAAAGAGTTTAAATATGAAGGAGTTTCCACTGACACCCTATTTGGTCAGCACCTCTTTCCTAGCTCTGGTAAACGTATTGTTATTACTGAAGGTGAATTAGATGCTGCCAGTTGTTATGAAGCAATGGAAGGCTGGCCGATGGTCTCTCTTCCTCATGGTGCTGCATCAGCCAAAAAAGATATACAAAAACAAATACCCTTACTTCAAGGCTATAAAGAAATCGTTCTCTTTTTTGATAAAGACGAAGCGGGAAGGAGAGCGACGGAACAAGTGGCTGCTATCTTACCGCATGGGACAGTTAAAATTGCTAATTTGGCGGACCCTTACAAGGATGCCAGTGATGCTTTACAGGCTGGTGATAAAGGTGCTATTTGCCGTGCTATATGGGACGCGAAACCTTATCAACCTGATGGTATCGTGGATGGGAAATCGTTACTAGATGCAGTAACAACCCCAAGTCCTCCCTGTGATCACAAATATAAGTGGGCTGGACTACAAGAGAAAACTCACGGTATTAGATATGGTGAACTTACTACGATTACAGCTGGAACGGGTCAAGGTAAAAGCACTTTCTGTAGACAATTAGCTACAGAGTTATTACAAGAAGGAGTCAAGGTAGGTTACATCGCATTAGAAGAATCTAACAGGCGAACGGCACTAGGACTTATGTCCGTAGCTGTGGGAGAAGCCCTGCACCTTGGCGAACACGATTACGAAACATTAAAAAATGCCTACGATTCCACTATCAATGGTTGGCAACTTTATTTATACGACCATTTTGGTAGCTTATCTTCGGATATTATCTACAGTCGAATTGAATATATGGCACTTGGGCTGGATATAAAAGTAATATTTTTAGACCACCTATCCATATTATTGTCCGGCTTAGACGGAGACGAGCGAAGAATGATAGACCAGACGATGACCAACTTAAGAAGTTTGGTTGAACGTACTGGCATCACACTATTTCTGGTGTCTCACTTGAGACGGACTCAGACTGATAAAGACCACACCGATGGTGCAAAGGTTAGTCTGGGACAACTACGCGGAAGCCAAGCTATAAGCCAATTATCAGATACTGTACTTGCACTCGAAAGAGATCAACAAGCTGATGATGATACATCTACTTTAAGAGTATTAAAGAATAGATACAGCGGTGAAACAGGCGTGGCTGCTGCACTGAAATACGATAAAAACACCTGTAGATTCAATGAAACTACGACAACACCAATTTTCAACCCAAGCACAGACTTCTGAGTTGAAAAAACCAAACCCACCCACAAAAGAAGCAAAGAAAAAAGCAAAGTTTGTGGATAAGACTTATGCCGGAAAAACAAATGCTGGTGTTTGATTGAGAAACTAACGGATTATTACATGACGTTTCTCAGATACATTGCCTTGCCATCTACGACTCCGAAAAAGAAGAGACCTTCGTATTTAACAATAACGGTGGTGACTGCTACCCGATCACGGAAGGTTTACATTGGCTCAATTCGGCTGATGTCATTGCTGGTCATAACATTATTGGCTACGACATACCTGTTTTTCGGAAAGTTTATTCTTGGTTTAATACTGATGCTGATATTGTTGATACTCTTGTGCTATCTCGGTTATATCATCCAAACATGATGGATATAGATAGAAACTTAAAAAATGCCGGTAAGATTACAAGAATGCCATTACAACTACTTGGCAGACATTCATTAGAAGCATACGGTTACAGGCTAGGAGAATACAAAGGAGAGTTTGGCAAAACTACTGACTGGCAAGACTGGTCACAAGAAATGCAAGATTACTGTGTACAAGACGTACACGTTACTACTAAATTATGCGAGCACTTCCGCCCTTACCTGACTGGTGCGCGTTAGAGCATCGAGTCGCTGAAATAATTACAGAACAAGAAATACATGGATGGTACTTTGATGAATCAAAAGCTCAGCAACTTGAATCACATCTCCGAGGAGAGATGGAAGACACTGTTGCAATACTTCGAGGACAATTCCCTTTCGTTGGAGGAAAGATGTTCACTCCTAAACGAAATAACGCATCCACCGGATACGTCGAAGGAGCAGACTCTCAAAGATTAGTTGAATTTAACCCAACATCACGAGACCATATTGCATGGATATTACAGAATCGTCTGAAGATTACGTTGACCCAGACTACGACGACTGGGAAACCAATTATCGACGAGATTACATTGAAGGAGATATCACATCCCTTCTGCAAATTATGTGCGAAAGCTTTGGATCTGAAGAAGAAGCTAGGCATGATATCGCAAGGCGTGAACGCATGGCAAAAGTTATGTACGACATCTAGTCGGATACACCACCATTGTTCCGTTTCTACTAACACATTTAGATGTGCTCATAGAAAACCGAATCTAGCCCAAGTACCAGCTGACGCACAATTTAGAGAACTATTTAAAGCTAGTCCCGGGAACGTCATGGTAGGTGCTGACCTATCAGGCATAGAATTAAGAATGCTTGCACATTACCTTGGACGGTATGACGGAGGTCGATATGCCGACATACTACT